GGATCAGCAGGGCGTTATCTCGGGCGCGGACCAGAGCGTCACGGCCGGCCTGGATGCCTTCGCCGATGTCGGTATCGACCTGATCGAGGACATCGCTGACGATGGTCTCGATGGTCTCGTCGGAAACCCCGGATGTCAGCGTCGGAGCTACGAAAGGACCCAGGACTAAACGTCGGCTAGGGGCTGCGCCCTGCGCGGTCCAATAGGTGATGCCGATCCAGCATTCCGTGCCTGAGACGGCGAAGATGGGGGCGCGCACGACGCCATCGACCGGCGGCGCATCGTAGGCCACATTCCATGGCCCGACTTGGGCCAGGCCGTGTTCGACGGTGACCCGACGGACCGTCAGCCCGCTGACCGCGCCAACCACCAGGAACCCGGCCTGCTGCGTCCCGTCGGCCGACGGCGGCATAGGCGTGACAGACCAATCGTCGGCCGCCGGCGTCGAGACGACGCTCTCAAACACGGTCACCTGAAGCGGCTTGGAGACGCGGCCATCCGCCGTCATCGCCACGATCTGCACTTGAGCGATTGTCGCCTCGGTGTCCTCGCCGGGCAGTTCCCGCAAGGGAGGCGTAGTCAGCGTCATGACGCCGGCGCCCAGATCTGGCAACGCGACCCAGGCAGATGACTGACCGGCAGCGGGCGCCTGACGCCAGCGAGCCGTGAACCCGGTGATCGGCGACCCGCGCCAGGGCGGCATGGAGAAGCCGATCCGCACGCCATCGACGTCGGCCTGCCACCCCAACAGCGTCGGCATGGGCGGATCCATGGCACGATCGCGCGTCAGCCGGCTTTGCAGCGGCGGAATGTCACCCGTCTCGCCAGCCATCAAAAAGGGCGCGACATAACGAATGCCGACCAGATTAGCGGTCAGGTCTGACCCCGGCGTGATGCCGATGATTTCGACATCCTCGCTTATGCGCTCCGGCTCCCCAAAGGCGACCAGATCGCCGCCGCGCGGGGTGACGCCCGCGCCGCGCATGTCCATAAAGTGGATCGACCGCGTGACGACGGGCGCCGTCGTGGCAGGGTTGACGATCGGCACGCCGGTGATGACCTGATCGGACAAGCGCAGATCCAGCGCATAGGCTCGGCCCGGCTCCATCCGCACTGGCTGGCTCAGACGCAGGCCGGAGACCAAGCCCCCCGACCACAGTCGATTGCGGACCGTGGCGTTCGCAGTCCCGACGCGATCCCAGGCCAGGCGAACGCGATCGCCATAACGGCAGACGATATGCTCGATGTCCGTGGACCAGCTATCCACGCGGCGCTGGTGTATCCGAGCGCCGAGGTTCCAGCGCCCGTCGCGATAGGCCCGTTCGATCGTCTGCTGACCTTCGAGCCGAAGTGCCTCGACCAGCGTCGCCGGAAGGATGTTGTTGGCAGGATCGGCCGTTTCGCCATAGCCGTCGGCATAGACGTAGATCTCGTCCGCTTCGCCGCCCTGGTCGATGTTCTGGAACTCGACACGCAGGGCATGAACCGGATCGGGATAGACGATCTCCCATCGGTGATCCTTCAGATTGGACCCGGCGAATAGCTGACGCGGCGCGGGCTTTTCGACCCATGGCGCCGAGACCAGCTGCGTCCCGTCCCAGAACAGGCTGGCGCGACCGTTCATGCCCAGCAGCTGCATGACCGCATCCTGTTTGCGGTCCTCGGTCAGATAGATGTGGCTCTTCCAGTTGTACTGGTCGCAAAGGGCCGCCCAGGTGCGCAGGCCGACATCGGCCTGCGGCTTCGTCAGAGCCACGGCCGGCGCAGGTCCGGTCATCAGCCAGCGCGTGATCGCGGCGGGGTTCGACGTCGGGACCGGCGCACCCCATTGCGTTCCGGTCCAGGTCTCGCAGATGGGCGTGATCCGGCAGGTAAAGGGCGCGAGGTTGCCCTGGTTCAGCGCGGAAGCCCGCACCGCGAACTCGATCAGTGACAGGTTTTCGTCCATCACCGGCTTGCGGAAGGCGATCGCGCGAATGGCGGTCCAGCCGATGTCGGTCTTGCGCTTGGCGTTGTCGTCCTCCAGCGGCGATCGGCGCACCTCGAACTCGTATCGACCGAGCGGCAGGGAGATCGAACGCATGATCCGCCACGGATCGCTTGACGCCGAGGACAGAGGAATCGTCAGGCCGTTAACCCAGGCCCCGCCGCCGACAGGCACGCCGTTCTGATCGATCGGCCGATAGCGGATGGTCACGGTCAGGGCGGCGGCGATCTTTCGGCCGTCATCCTTGGCGAAATACAGGCCCTGCGGCATGAAGAAGTCGAACTCGAACCGCTCGCCCTCGGCTGAGGCGGCGCGAACGACGGCGGTCGATCCGCCGACTGTCGCCGTCAGCTCTTCCTGAAGATCCAGCTGGTCGGTGTCATTGGCGACGATCGAGAAGGTGCGAGGGCCGGGCGTCAGGTGATAGGCGACGCGCACGTCTCCGGCGCCCATGGAGCTGACCAGGGTGTCGCCTATCTTCAGGTCTTCGGCCGTGCAGGGGCCGTAGTGCAGACCGAGGATGCCGTAGATCCACTGATCCTCGCCCTGCGATTGCGTGAAGGTCTTCACGGCGAGGTCCGGCGCGACCACCACCTCGCCCAAGGCCATCGGCATGGACGCCCAAGGCCGATACTGGTTCGAAGCTGACGACAGAGCGTAGCGGTCGTTCGCCTTAGCCATGTTCGTTTCGGGCTTGAAGATGGCGGCGACCGCCATCTGCCCTGCTGTGAGGATCGCTGCTGCCGCGACCTGACGCGCCAGCATGGGCCAAGCCTGAAGCGGCCCGGTTGGGCCGCCCACCCACATGCTGACGGCGATGACCGCGATGGTCAGCAGGATCTGCCCGATGTCTTTTTTGCCGCCGCCGCCGCCGAGAGGCTCGACGACGATGTTGACGATCTGACCTTCAGCCAGGATCAACGAAAGCGCATCCTCGCGATCGACGCGCTCCCCGTCCACGTAGACGTTCGTTCGCGGCAGGTCGTCGAGTTGCAAATGCCCATGTGTGACCGCCGAAGCGAGCATGGTCCGCACCGTGCAGCCGGCCGGCGCCTCGACATAGGTTGTCGTGCGCGCGAACGGCTCCGGTGACAGCACGATAGGAACGCTGCCGTCAGCCATAGGGCCTCACAAGAGATAGGGCCGCGCCGTCAGGCGTGGCGAATGTCGGTGACGAAGGCCGGGACGAATGAGCCCTTCAGCCTGTATGCGGCTGCCGGATCGTTCAGGTCGAGCAGCGCGGTGCCGACGCGGATGTCAGCGTGCAGTATCTTGGTCGGCGAAAGCATGAAGCCGACGTGGCCAGCGGAGCCGAGCCACGACAGGAGAGCGACTGCGCCGGCCTGGGGAGCCACGGGCCGCCACATCTGCGCCAACCCCTCGCCCAGCAACCGGGCACGCTCGCGGCGGCCTGAAACCGCGATGATTGCCGAGGCGTAGAGATCCAGATAGTCGGGCACGTCCACGTCGCACAGGTTTTTCAGGCACCAGCGTGCGCAGCCCCGGCAGTCCCAACCGTCCAGTCCATCGCCCTTGACGCGGAAAGGCACGCCGATGAGCGCCGCAACTTGATGCTCCAAGTCTGGGGGCACCAACATTTCCATGGTCAGAACATGCCTGGCACGGTCGAGGGGACATATTTCGTCGCGCAGGCTGGTTCCTCGCTGAAGTCGCGCGGCCTGATCACAGCGCTGACCCGCATGGCGTCGCCCTCGACGTTCGGCACCTTGGCCCCCAGCACGGCCTTCTCGACCACGTCGGGAGCCTCGACCCGCACAAGCGACAGATCGACCTCAGGGGGCGTCAGGGCGGCGTCGCAGGCCTCCTCGATCCGCTTGTCCACATTGCCGATCGTCAGCTTGCCCTTGCCGAAGGGATCATCCTTGCTGGCGCCGTGCCAGACCAGCTCGAAAGGGTAGTGGGGATAGTTGACGCCATTGGACGTGATCCCCTCCGGCCAGTCTGTCACTGTGATGGGCTCAGGGTCGGCGTCGGATCGGATCACGATCAACTGGGCGACGGGGTCTTCCTCGCGTCGCCATGCGGCCTCGACCATGTCCTCGCTGACGGGGGTAGGCATCAGGCCGTCTCCATCCAAAGGCCCACCTGCATGAGGCAGGTAAGGCCGCGCGCCTCCATCATCATCGGAGCACCATCGGCGGCCCAACTGGCGATGCAGAGACGGTCGGTGTCAGGCTCGACGATCCAGAAGTCGCCAGGGCCCTCGCGCCAGAACTGCTCCAGGGCGGCGCGCTCGACGCCGTCGCAGCGCACCTGGCCCATGAACTTCCGAACGGGGTCCAGCGCGACACGGCGGGACTTCGGGCGGCCGGCGCCCGATTGATATTCAACTCGGCCTGGCTGGACCTCGCCGCCGCCACCGCCCCGGAAGGGCCGCAGCACGTCCGGCCATGTCGTGAACGTCAGGTCGGTGTTGTCGTGCTGGCCTGGATCCCAAAGCATAGGAACGGACCGGCCGGTGGGGATGCGACCGACCATGGGCTTCAAGAGCAGAACGGAAACGTTCTGGTTCGCCGCAGTCGAGACGGCCTCGACCCGCAGCGTCGCCTTTGCAGCACCCGCTGGCGCCGTCTCCCGTTGCTGGACGCCGTAGAAGCTGGCGCGGACACCGGCGAGGCCCAAGCCGTGAGTCGCAACCTCCGGCGGCCGAACGACCAGCGGCCGGGTTTCCAGCACGGTCCCCGCCGCATTGTAGAATACGGCCCAGGCGCGCGGCGCGGCAGGCGCTTCGACCGCGCCAAGCAGGCCCAGAGCGCCGGCCGCGAACTCCACGACGTCGCCGGCCGAGACCGCAACGCGATCGGCGGCGGCCGGCTCGACCGGCGCGGTCAGGCCGACGGTCGCAGCCAGGCGCGACGCCTTCAGCACGGCACGCCCCGGCGCACCCCGCAGGGTTTCGTCCACCACCAGGGCGCCGCCGCCGACCGTGACCCAATGTTCGGCGCCCTGAAGGAAGCCCGCGTTCCAAAGACCATTCGTCATCAGCGCGTCTTCCCTCTGGGGGTCTGGCTATGCGCCTTGGCCAGTGAGCCGTCAGAGCCCATCTTGCCGACGGCTTTCCGCACCATCGGCTCCAGCACGACGTCGATGCCGTCCGGCGTTTGGCGGGTGGTCGCCTGAAGCTTTTCAGACCCATTGTTCACGACCGTCACCGGCATGTTGAGGGTGGGCTGGACCACCGTGCCACGCCCTGCGCTGCCGCCCGTCGCATCGCGGAGCATCCGTTCGGTGCGCTCCGTATCGTAAATTCGGGCGCCGGCTGGCATATCCATCAGCTCTAGACCGTACTCGCCGACAGGCACCAGGCCCCGCGACGGGTTCAGGCCGCCGCGCGCCTTACCGGCCTTGATCGGCGTCTTCCCCGAGCCACCCAATCCGACCGATCCCATGATGTTGTTCATGAGATTTCCGAGGAAGCCGCTGCCGCCCGATTTCCCGCCGCCGCCAAACAGGGCGTTCGTGAGGGGTTGGATGATCATCTGCTGAATGGCGACCTCCAACAGCGCGTCCTTGATCTGTCCAAGGGCGTCGATGCCTGCACGGCCCATCCGGTTCAGCGCGTCGCCAGCGCCCTCGGCATTCTTCCAGGCGTCCAGCAGGCCCTTGTTCATTCCGTCGAGCGCATCCAGCGCCTCGCCTTGAAGCCATTCCTGCGTTTGCGGGCCAGTCATCTGCGCTTCGCGCCAAGCGGCGAACGGCCCAGCATTGTCCCGGCCCACCCGATCGCGCTGCGACTGATGCAATGCCGGAAGGTTGTTCAGCGCTTCGACCAGTCGTGCGCGGGCGGCCGGTTCCTTCTCGGCTTCGATTGCAGCCTCAAGATCGGCTTTCTGCCGGCGCTGAGCGATGTCGAGGATATCGAGCTCGATCGCTCGGCGCTCGTCCGAGGTGCGCGCACTCGACGAAGCCAGCGACAGGATTTCGGCCTGGATGTCGTTATAGGCCTGCTCGGCCTGCAGCCTCGCCTCCTTCTCCGACTTCGTTTGCTCCTCGATAATGCGGTTGTCGGCCAGGGCGTCGGCCTCGGCATTCATGTCTGCGATCTGACGGAAGAGAAGCTGGCGGCGCTCGTCCATCGCGCCCTTCGCCTCCAAGTCCTTCCGCATCTCCTCGATCTTGTCGTCGCGCTCCTTGCGTTCCAGCGCGGCCATGCTTTTCGCGAGTTGCGCTCGATCTGCCGGGGCGTCCCCCGCCCACCGTTCCTGCGTTACATCCCGACGGGACGAAGTCACTTCGCGGTCAAGCTGCTCATACAGCCGTTCGATCTCGCGCTGCTTTCGAGCGGCCTCGGCAGCGCGGCGAGCGGCTCCTCCGTCTCCACCACCACCGCCGCCTTTGGCGTCGTGCCCCTGCGGGAGGAAGTTACCTCCAGCGGCTAGTGCTGCTGCCGCACGCTGCTGGCGCATCAAAGCCGGATCATCGGAATCGACCCCGGCCTCCCCGGCGCTGATGCCTGGCGTTGGCAGAGTGGCGGGTCCGCGTCGGGCGCGTATCTGCTGAGCGACCACATATTCCCCGACGCGCTGGATGGCGCCATAGCCGGGCATCACACGGCTCAGCGCCATGAAGTTCTGGATCCAGCCAGGAGTGCGGGACTCAATACGGCTGAACTCGACCGAGAGGTTTGCGAGGTACGATCCGGCGTTTGCCATAGCGGTGGCCAGCGGCTCGACAGCACCATACGCCAATGTCTTTAGCTGCTGCCCCGCTAGCTCGGCCTTCCGATCAGCGGCATCCAGCTTCTGGACAGTCTCGGCGTCCAGCACGACGCCCAGCTCCTTCGACGCTGCCAGCAAATCCTGAATGCCTTGCTCGCCCAGGCGCAGAGCAGGAAGTGAAGCCTCAATCCCGAATGCACGGGCTGCTGCCACCTGTTTGGAACGATCGCTGATCTGCCCAAGCCGGTCGGCAAGCATGAGCATGAGCTGATCAGCCGTCGTGATGCTGTCGAGGTCCGATTTGCTAATGCCCAGTTCTTGGAACCACGGCTTCAGCTTCGCATCGCCGATGCCCATCTTGAACTTGCCGAGAACCCCGTTCAGCTTTTCGAGATCGCCCTCCAACGCCTGGATCGGCACGCCTGCCTCATCGGCTACATAGCGCCACTGCTGCAGCGCCTCAGTGCCGATGCCTATGCGATCAGCCGCATCTGTGAGATCGGCAGCGGCAGTGGTTGCCTGGTTGGCGATTTGGACAGCAGCACCAGCGGCAGCCACAAGAGCGGCGAGACCTGCCGCAGCAGCAAGGCCCCAACCCCCCAGCGATTGAAGAACGGAACCGGCAGGCCCTGCCCGCGAGGCCAGACCGTCAAGGCCGTTCTTCGCCTCACGAACCCCAGTGTCTAGCGCTTTCACGCTAGCAGAAGGTTGGCGCATCGCACGATCGAGATCGCGGGCCATCCGCGAGCCTGCGGGGCCGATGCTGGCCAACTCGGCGCGCACTTGTTCTGCCCCCTTCAGCGAAAGCCGAAGGTTGATGCCGCCGCCATCGGCCATGCGATCACCCCAATAAAAAAGGCGGCCCTAGAAGGACCGCCTGCGAAGGCACGAAACGCCGTGGGTTACTTGTCTAGGAGAAAGCCGCTGGGTCCAAACGCAAGCCAGAAGAGCAGGACCGCGCCAATCGTGAGCGCGAGAACGAATATGCAGCCATACGTCTGCTGGTCCTTTGCACGCCGCGCGCGACGCTGTTCTTCGGTTTCCATGTGCTCAGCATGGCGGCCAACGGCCTCGGGATCAACTCTCGGGCGGAGAGTCCGACTTGGCCTGTTCGGCTTCTGCTTCCAGCCGCCCCGCCTCGATGGCCCGGAAAGCCGCGAAGGCGGCTCCGAAATCAAGCTGGCTGCCGTCGCCGGCATAGTTCGTCTCGAACACCAGAAGGGCCTCGCGATAGTGGAAGCCGGTGACGGTCCCGGCCATGCCGGCTCGGTCCCACATTCCCGCCGTGCTGCTGGCGATTTCCCACGCGGCCGTGCCCTCGGGGGTCTGCGGCGTGTTCTTGAGGCGCGGGCAGATTTGGCCCTCGATCGATCCGCCTTTTGCGCACGGGTCGGACTCGTCTGCACAGGTCCGGCACCGCTCGGCACCACCCGTCCAGTGATCCTTGGCCAATGCTCGCAGCCGAACTGTCTCCGCGCCCATCGGGCGTTTCGGCTGGTCGATCCACGCAAGGAAGGGCGTCAGCAGAGGAGTGTTGGTCTCAGGCGCACCGAACACGAGGGCATCATGCACCGCCGACGGATCGGCGAAGTCGATCTTCTCCCCTGTCTTGGGGTGGTCCATGCCCTCCCAGTCAACGAGGCAGCGCTGGGCGTAGCGGTTCGCCGTCAGCAGCGAGCTATAGCCGACGATCTGATCAAGGCTGAGCACGTGGTCAGCGTTCTGCATTTCTGGCTCAAGGCCAAGCGCCTCAAGCTCGGCGCGCCCCTGATAGATGCGCGACATCGCCTGGGACACGTCTGAGGCCACGATCATTTTGTCGGCGCCATCGGGGCGTCGCAGCAGCCACCGCACGCCCGGCGCGAGATTGACCCACTCGGGTTCGGTCGGCTCCCACGCCGGGTGTTTCGGCTGCATCAGGTGTAGCTCGCGAGGCTGTTGGTCAGGACGGCGGTGACCATCGACGAGGCGCCGCCGATTTCAGCTCGACCGCGCAGAGGCACGTCGAGCCGGCCGGGGCCGCTCGTTCCGATGCCGACGCGGGCGAAGCGGACATTGCGGATGGTCAGGACCAGTTTCAGCGACGGCGACAAGGTCCATTCGAGGTCAAAGTCCGACGCGTCCTGGATCACGCCCCCGACCGGCACCTTGCCTAGGTCTCGCATCGCGGCGCCCTTGAAGCGCCCGGTGATGTTGATCGCGGCCGTCCGGCCTTCCAGCGCAACGTCGTCGACGAACTTCGATCCGGCGTAGCTGTCTTCGCCGAGGACGTTGGCGATGGTGGCGTCGCCGGAGATCACGGCTGCGAGCAGCGTGCCTGCGCGCTTGATCGTGCCCACGGCGCGCGGGACGCGGCTGTTGATGCTCGGCGTCTCGGGCGATCCCGCGATGGACGCCCCATACTGCTCCAGCGCCTCTCGGGCGAAGTAGTCGGCCGTGACGCGGGTGTAGCCGCGATCCGACCCGATGGGGAACTGCAGCGAACGCGCCACCGCGCCGGTCGCCCCGTCGAACTGTCCAGCAGCCAGCTTGCGCTCGAAGGTCCGGCTGGGGACTTGGGTCGTGGCGCTATCGAAGGTGTGGACGTACGGGCCGGTCCCTGTGGTCTGAGGCAGACCCAGCAGCTCGGAAAGAACGAAGCCGATCTGCACCAGATCCAGCGGCCAGGCGACGCGCAGCGAGGCGCGGTGAATATCGGGCGCGGCCGGGCGCGCGTCGATGGAGTTGGCGAAGCCACCGCCCATCAACTCGTCATCCTGCGGCTCTTCCTGCGGCGAGGGCGTCCAATCGTAGAAATGCCGACGCTGGAACGTCTGCCCCGGCGCGGCGGCCGGGGTCATCAGCGCGGTCTGCGAGGCGCTGTAGAGCTCGGCCAGACGGCCGCGCGGATCATTCGAAGTCGTCATGGGGAAGCTCCGGTTAGAGGGTTAGGCCGTCCAGATGCGGACGAAGGGCTGAGCGAGTTCGACCTCGACATCCGTGGCGACGCGCACGCGGTCGGTTGCCAGCAGGGTCTTGGCGTCGGCATCGGAGACGCCGATCACGTCGCCGTGGACCAGCGAACGAGCGGCGTCGTCTTTGATGACGGCGAGATGCTGGACCGACGGGACCGGCGCGCTGCCGCCCTTCGTCCCGTTGTTGTCGTGGTCGAGCGGGTCTTTGGTCTTGGCGGTCTTGTCCATCTAAGTCTCCGTCAGGAAGCGGCGTTCGCGCCGGTGTAGAGGACGCGAACGGGGATCAGCGCCGTGGCGCAGGGCAGGGCGTTCTGGAACACGACGTCGTCGGCATAGGCTGGAGGGTCGATCTCGGCGTAGACCTCGACGGTGAGGCCGAGAGTGCGGTTGCGGTCGATCGCATCCACGATCTGGGCGACGGCTTCCTTTCGGATAAGGCGTCGCATTTGCCGAACGGCCGTGGTGTCGAAGTGAAGGCCCGGCTTCACCTGAACCGCTAACGCCACGATGAGCGTCACCTCCAACTCTTCGGTCGGGTCGGACACAGCGCCGCGGACGAAAGACAGTCGATCCGGCGCGCCTTCGTCCTGGACGCACAGCGACTTGAGGATCGTGGGCGGATTTTCAGGCGCCCAGCTATCTCCGACGGTCTCCTCCCACCGCGTCGGCTCAGGCTCGTTGATCGCGGCGGTCATGTTCAGTGCCCACCCGACGACCTGAGCGAGGCTTGTGGCGATGTCGTCGCGGATTTCGGTCATGAACCCTCGCGCTGAGATACAGACATTTCACCGGCCAGGGCATGGACGAAGTCGCCGGGGAAGCCCTGCATGATCTCATCGAGCAAAGCTCGACCCTTGATCCGCTTGCGGAGGGTCGCCGTCTTGGCCAGCGCGAAGAGCGGAGTGGCGCGCGACTGTTGGTTCTTGGCGTCGCGGCCCGTCTTGGTCAGGGTCCGGTTGTCGGCGGCGACCAGAACGCCCGACTGTCGATCCGCAGCGATCAGCGGGACCAGGTCAACGCCCAACGCGCGGGCGACCTGCTCGACGTAGCTGTCGTCCTTCTCGAACCTGCCCCAGCTATCTCGTCCGATCAGACCCTTTTTCTTCTGCGCCTGAAGGCGGCGAACGATCGCTTTGGCCGGGCCCACGGGGATGGCCAGAAACTGCGCGTTGCCGCGAACCTTGATGACGGTGCCGGTATCGAAAACTTCGATCAGCATTCGAGCGCGGGTGTAAATCCACCCGGCGACATCGAGGCTGTTCTTCTCGCGCGGATAGACGTTGCCCCGCCAGGTGTTAGCCAGCGACTGGGCGCGGTGGAAACCGCCGCCGATGATGTCCTGTCGGAGGCGACCCTTGCCGGCCTCAACGACGCGGTTCATGGCGCGCCAGTAGGCACCGTAAAGATCAGACAGCTGGGCGTCGATGCTGTCCTGCAGCTTGCCCTGAAGTGCCAGAGACAGGTCGCTCGCCGGAGCACCCTCGACGTTCATCACCAAGCCGCGTTCGCTGGTCGTGCCGAGTTGGCGGCCCCAGGAGGAAACGCCGCGAACCGTGCTCATGCCCTGGTGACCGGGCAAATCCAATCACGCCCGCCCATGTCCTCATCAAGCCATGGGTCGCCGTGGAAAATGTAGTGACACCCGAGGATGGTGATGCGCTCGCCAGACATAGGGCGGGGCAGGGGCGCGGGCCAGATGTTCGCATACTGCGGCACGAGCGCCTCGATCTGCGTCGGCTGAAGGCCGGAAAGATCGGGAACCTTCGCCGCAACCTCGGCGGCCGAGAGTCTAACCGTCGTGCTCGCCATCATCGTGGGCATGCCGCCCACCGCAGCGCCGCGCTCGCCGCCTTCAAGCATCGCCGCGACGACATAGAAGACGCCCTCCATCCGGTACCAGATGGCTGCGGGGTCGTCGGCTAGGTCAGCGAAGGCCGACGCATCGAGATCGGCCAGGAGGTTTCCAAAGGACATAGGTGGCCTCCTGGCCGTCTGGATCAGATGGCTGGGATCAGCTTTACGCGGCCGGTCAGTTGACCGGCGGGCTTGGCTTCCGACAGATACCCAACCTTCTGGTTGGAGCCGACCGTGGTGGTCAGCGTCTTGGCGGTGTCGTCCCAGTAGACCTTGGCGAACTGGGCGACGGCGGACGTGGGGATAGGCAGGGCGACGACACCCTCGACGACATAGGCGAAGGCTTCGCCCTCAGCCGCTGTCGCCGCAGCGACACCGAACGCGGAGCCGAGCAAGTAGGCGTTTCCGCCGATGACGCCGCCAGCGGGCGCGATTGCGTCGAGGATGTCCCCGACCTGAACGAAGTTCTTCATGGAGATGATCTTTCGAAAAGGGGAGGGGCGACCGAAGCCGCCCCGTCGTTGCAGGGAGCGGTTATTGGCCGGCGTTCTTGTAGCCAGCGCGCGGATCGACGGCGCCGAAGGCGAAGTCGTGGACGACCTTCCAGACGAAGCCGTCTTGGTTATACGGCTCGTGCTGGCTGATCATCGGGCCCTCGGCGTCGCGAAGGTAGCCGTAGACGAAGGCCGCCAACTCGTTGGGGTCGGTGAACAGACGCCACGAGTTGTCGGTGATCCTCGCCGAGACGGCCAAGGTCAGCTTGCCCGCGAACGGGTTGTATTCGGCCTGGGTCGTGGCGTTGACCTGGGCAAGGAAGGTCTCGGCCTCGGTCTCCTGCGTCGGACCAACCAGCAGGATCTTCGGCGCGTAACCGAGGATCTCGTCGCCGATGCCTTTCTGCTGGCGGATGGCGGTGCGACCGGCGCTCACGGTCGCCTTGGCGATGGCGCCGCCCGAGGCGGCCAGGTTGCCGTGCGCAGCGTCGAAGAAGGCCTTTCCGTCCGCCAGCTTCAGCCCATTGCCGGAGTTGGCCAGAAGGGCGTCGAAGGCGACCTTGTCCTCGGTGCGTGCGGCGGCCCGGCCTGCGCCGGCGGCCATGTCCGAGAAGGCGCCCAGATCGTCGTTGATCAGGGCCTGACGGGTCAGGGCGATGTTGCGCGCGCGGGTCTTAAGGCCAACGCTTTCGCCCGAGTCGGGGATTGAGCCGTGCTTGATCTCGCCGCTCTGGGTCAGCTCCTCCAGCATCGGGAACTCGCCGATGCGCAGCATCGCGTGCGGCCGGAAGTCCTGGAAGTTCCGACGCGCGGCGAAGGTGCGATAGATCGGTTCGGCCTGCTGATAGGCGGACAGCAGAACGCGGTTGGCGGCGGTGCCCAGGATCGTCGGGAAGTCCGACGTCGTGTGCATGCCGACGGAGCGTTCGATGATCTCGATTTCGTCGCGCGACTGGATGCCGTTGCGCTCGGCCATCATCTGCGAGATGCGGACCCCACGGTAAGGACGGCCGCGCTCGGTCGGCGCGGTGTGGGTCATGCGCGAGACCAGAGCCTCGATCATCCCTTCGCGCTGATTGGCGCCTTCCTCGCCGGAACGACCCGCCGTGTTGGCGGGGATCATGCCGGTCTGGGCCTGCTGCGCGCGGGCGGCCGAGAACAGCATGGCGCGCTCGATGCTGGCGACCGTCTGGTTGGGATCGCTGATCAGCGAGCGAACCTCAGTCTGGACCGCGTCGCCGAAGGTGGCGGCAGTGTCCAGCAAGCGCAGGCCGTCGGCCAGGCCGATGCCGGGCTGAGCAGCGGCGCCGGGAGCGACAGGTGCGGGCTGGCCGGAGCGCTGTTCGGTCTGAACAGGCGGGGCGGCGGCAGCGGCGGCTGCAGCAGCCGGGTCCGAGCCGTGGTCGGTGTTTGCGTTGAGCGCGGCCGAAGCCACGCCGCCAAGAATGCGATGACGCATGTCGGTAGTCTCCTGTGGGGGGGTGGCCGAAGCCGGGTCTCCGGGGGATTGACCTGCCGAACGCACCCCGGCGTTCGCGTCGGCAGGAACTGAAACGAAGCTCACCTCGCAGAGCGTCCAGCGGCTGACCCGCCAGATGTCGCGGCCCTCGTCGATGCCGACGATTTCCATGGCTTCGATGGTGTAGCCGCAGCTGATCCCGCTCAGCTCGCCGCGAGCGACCATGCCCTCGACCAACCGGCCAAGATCGGTTTCTGCGAAGACGATGCGGCCGACGAGGTTGCCGCCTTCGAACCGTGCCTCGGGCACGGTGCCGACGATGGCGTTGATCTGGCGGTCGTTGTGGTGGTCGAGGGCTTTGACTTGCCCGATGCTGACCCGCGAAATGTCGCAAGCCTCTGGCGAGACATCGAGCTCCTCGAAACCGTACCAAGTCTGGCGCCGGGCGCCGGTCGAGAAGATCGCCTCGACCGACCGGGTGGCGGCGTCGTAGGTCGTGGGGATGAAGCGCGCCATGCGCTGTTGCACTTGGCCGTCTACGCCAGCGGGGCGAGATGCGCCGCCAGCGTCCGTGTTGGGCGCGCGAGCGACTGCGCCGCCCATCAGTCGGTTCCGCAGGTTCATGCTGGAGTCCTATTCTCAGGCTCGTCCGCGCCGGTGAGCGCGGCGATGATGGTGGCCTTGGAGGTGTCGCCCGACCGGACGGCGACGGCCGCCTCGATGAAGCCGGCGTTGAGCGCGGCGGCGTCGCCGCTCTCCATCGCGTCGATCATGCGGCCGAAGAAGCTGACCGTGTCGTGAGCGATAAGTTGAGCGCGGCCTTCGTTGTCGTCGCTCAACTTAGGCTTCACCCATCCGGTCGAGGGCTGGAGGGCGCCCGAACCGTTCACGCGGCTTGGATCGGTGTCCAGCACCAGACCGAGGTCGATGATGACCTTCTGGATTTCGGCCCGCTCGTTGAAATGCTCCCGCCATTCGATGCCGCGCTCGGCCAAGGCTTCGCGCATGTTCTCGAACCCGGCGCGCTGCTCCATGATCTTGGCGGCGACGTCCTTGACCGGATCGACCCAGGCGCGGGGCGGCGGCGTCCAGACGGCCGTGACTTCGGCGAGACGGGGCTCGCCTAGCTCCAGCGCCTTCCGCTTCATCAGTCGTTCGAACGCCGGATCCAGAAGGTGCGGGATGAGGACATTCTGCTGAATGTCGTCCAGCAGGGTGTTGAACGCGATCTTGGCGGCGCGAAGGCTGGAGTAGTTGGCCTGCGAGACATCGCCGGTCATCAGATAGTCGGGCAGGCCCATGCCGGCCGCGACGCTGCGGAGCTGCTGTCGAGCCCAAGTGTCGCTGTCGCCGTCCGCCGTCGGTTGGAAGGCGGTGAAG